CGGTAATAGCCGTAGACTGATTGATACCTAAACTCTCTGCCCATTTCTTGTTAGTCTTTACAGCTACAGCTTTAAGACTTTCAAGTACATTAGGAAGGTCAGACATATTAGCATTATCAAACCACGCACCTGTTTTTTGTTTACCTGACATAACAGGATGATCCATAATACCTGTCATACTTACGCCCAGTAAACATTCCTCTTCAGTGTTTTTTCTCCAGATGTTACGAACGTATCGGAAGTCAACCAAAGATGATTGTAATGTACCAAGAATTGTAGCAATCTCTACCTTACGTTTTAAATTTTCGTATGTATCGGTACTCCTGATAACGATTTCCGACAAATTACAAACCTGAGCTGACCGTAGGATAATCTCAGAGCAAGGGTTAGTACCAAAGTCATGCTCAATGTCTCTACGTCCATGACGAGCTGATTGCTTCTTAGCTGCCTTACGAGAGAAGATACCACGCTCACCTGCCTTAGATTTGTATAGAGCTGTCCACTCTTCTAAGAAAGTTTCGAAGTCCGGTCTTTCATCGTAGACCGCTGAGTTATTAGCAAGAGCACGTTGCGTATCAGTCTCCCACCATTGACCAGACTTAGCATGACGCATACGGTCATCAGATAAGTTAGATAAACTAATAAGAGCAGACCTACGAACCCCGCCAACGACAACAATTTCAGCAATCTTACAAACAATATCATGGCATTCTATACTAGTAAGCCTGCGTCCAGCAGCGCCTTTAAAAGTAGATACAGTAAAATGGAACAGAGCGACAAGAGGATCAGCTCCAGATGAACGGCCTCCAAAAGTTTTGAGTCTTTCACCTTTGCCACGAAGTTTCGAAACATCCCAACTAGGCACTTGACCCGTGTACAAAAGACTAACCAACTCACGGAAAGCTTTAGCCCAACCAATTTTACTGTCGCTAACATGGATCGTAGTATCTGTTTCATGGAATTCCTCCGCTACCTCTGGTAGTTTATTTACTGATTGACGTTCAACTGAAAAGCCTACACCTGTACCGCACATAAGGACGTAAAGGATTTCATCGAACACTCTGATATGATCTACTGCAATGTATGAGCAGTTGAACCCTGCCATGTTGTCACGATCTAGTGCTTCACCTGCTGTCATTAAGCAGCGCATGGATGGCATGACTTCTAAGTTATATATAGCATCATATAATATATCTGCTGTTTTATCATCTATCTGCCCACGATTAGCAAAGAAATTAACGTAGCGTTGCACTGTTTCTTCCCAAGTCTCACGTCTGTTATCATCTTCACGCCATCGGGCATAGCGTGACTTGTGTATGTACTGCTGATATGAATCCATCATTCTAATATTTCTCTCTCTATTTGTGATTTAATGTTTTTGTTTTCCTTGCGTCTAACAGCCTTGAGCTTTGAAGACGTTTTAACTTTATTGAATTTTTTCTTACGATCAAACCGATCACGCCGTTGATCTTTTCGAGAGTCATCCATTTTACCAGTTGACCCCCTTTGTTTTTTCCATAAGCTCAACCATTTTGTTCAAGTACCAGATAGCTTTCCTAGAATCTTCAATGGGCTTACCTTTCTCCCACAGCCTAGAGCCAGTGTACTTTAGTACGTTGCCATGACAATAGTGGATTGCATCGTAGTCACCTAATACATCTACAATATAATCTATTGTTTCGATAGCACCCTTGTTGTAATGAGGCGGGTTATCTACTGCTAAGTTAATAGCCTTCCTAGCATTGTCCCAGTCATTCGGACTTGCATAATCAATACTTGGCATATTGTCGGAATCAAAAGCTTTATTTTTCATCGTCAAAAGTCTCTCTCTTTTTTGGGTTAATCCAGCTGTCTGGAATTGAATCTTCACTATACCATCTGAAGTTGTTAGCGGTTGCCCACTCACCATGACTTCTTTTTGTACCATCCTTCCTGCGTTTAGCAGCAGGCATTGGAGCGTTAGGGTTGGCAAAAAGAAACACAAGCTCGGTGTCAGATGGTAGCACCTTACTTACCCATATGTATTTACTGTACTCTGCAAAGTCCCAGAACCTTCCTTTAGCTTCAAGCAAGATCTTCTTACCATCTATGTCTCGAATAAAGTCTGGCTCATATGTATGTTCAACCACATACGAAACTGTATCCACATGGAAGCTCCAATCCTCAAGGATGCCCTGATGCAGCTCACACTCCCAGTTGGAGTCGTAACCTTTAGGAACATCCTTTTCAGTTGGACGCTTAACTCTGGGCTTTCGATAGCCTCTTTTTATTTTGTTGAACTTATTCAATGGATGCTTCCTTGCATTTCAGCTAGTGTTGAATCTAAATTTAATTTAAGATTAAGAAGATATTCTGTATCAAAGTCAGCTACTTTCTTATCTGGATTCTGAAGTAACCACAAACCTGCGGAGATTATTAAAGCTTCTAAAGTTATGTCTTCTTTATTAAACTCCATTGATGTCCTCCAAGTTTATAGCTGTTAAATCTTTGGATGGCTGAGACTTTAAAATCTTTTTGATTCTTTTGACCACCCACTTCAGACTATAAGACTGGAGCCTCATACATCTTCGCAAATAAAAATGAGTTTGATTAGGCATACGTTGCTTATAATTATTTATATTTATTTTAGAAGCTTCTTCTTCGTTCACCAAACTCTTGAGCCACTCAACGGTTATTGCTTTCGCTTGTGCTCTAATTCTTTTCTCTTGTTTACCACTCATAAGTATTCTTCTACCTTTGGTTCTGCTACAACTTCGGTTAAGTAAGTAAGACCGCTTGAGTATTTGAAAGTCCGTAGACCTGCACCATCGTTAGCGTCCTTGTGACATTCGTATTTATATTTACACCAGTTACAACCTTTCGGAAGTTTCATGTTGCCTTTCTTTCCATCAGGTATAGGATCATAACATAGTTCAGGCGGAGTGTCAAGCTCTAATGCAGGGATAAGGTTATCTATCTTATTTGTAATGTTAAGCTTATCTTCTTGTCGTGGTTGATACATACACAACTCACCGCTTTCTTTGTTCATAACAAGGAAGCCACCGTCACTTGTACCCTCTGCGCTTTCGTAACCGGAGAGCTGTCCCAAGTAACCGAACGGATCATCTTGTGGTAAGCGTCCTTCTGAGAACTTCTTAAAGGCAAAGCGGGATGCAGTCTTAACATCAACCACCTCCCCGTCAATCTTACAGTCCATGTGTCCGAGGATACCGTTGACATCAACTTCCTTCTGTTCGTCTGTTACTTCATGTCCTGCCATACGAACAAGCATAAGGACAATCTCTTCTAATAGATGACCATACAAGAACTTAATCTGCGTTGGGCCATCAATAGACTTAGAAATATTCTCATCGTTCTTCTCGAACCACAACTGTCGTTCAGGCTTACCAACATTAGACATACGAACAGTGAAGTCACGATTCCGTTTCTCTGGTATAGCCCAAGAGATAAGCGCCTTGCGAATGTTGCCTACAACTAAGTCAATGTCACCCTGAGTTACAGGAAGAGGTGTACCGTCTGAAAGTTTTTCTAAGTGTTCGTAGATATTAGGGATCACATCTTGTAGATCAGCCATTATTTTTCTCCGTTTAAGTAATCAATTGCGTTAGATAGTATAGAAGTATCATCATCGAATCCGCCTAATGCTCTGTTACATTTATGGCATAACCACCCTCTGAACTCTCCTGTCTCATGGCAATGATCAAGTACCCATGATCCGTTCCTTGTATTGCCTGTACCCTTAACTTCTGCTGCGTTCTTGTTACAAATGGGACAGTGGTAGCCTTCGGGTGGCATACCATGTTCTTCTCGTAAAGCTTTGCGCACCTTCTGCATTTCATTATTACAGCTACGACACTCAGCTCGTAAGTAGTTACCGCCTGATGCAAAGTTAAAAGCATCAAGTGGTAAAAACTTTTTACATTTACTACAACTCTTTCCGTCCTCACAACCAAGGTCGGAGTGTTCGTTTAACATTATATCAAACTCTTCCTGTTTCATCAGTGTGTCTCCGACCAGTTGTCACCAACATTATACTCACCATCAAGAGGACATGCAAGAGCTAATGACTCTCCTGCTTCCATGATAGCTCGTACTCCTGCTTTACCTACAGCATCTGCATCATCTTCGTGGCATTCAATCTGCCATTCATCATGTACGTTTGCTACAAACTTATATCTAAGCTTGGCTCTCTTGAGGCTGTCATCAAGGAACACTAGTGCTTGCTTCATAACTATAGCACCTGCACCCTGTAATAATGTATTCAATGCAGCGTGTTCAGAACGTACAGTTAGCTTACGTCCGTCAAGCCCTTTGACATATCCTCCTTTTGCTTGTCGTTGTACGCTCGCCGTAAGAGACTTAAATGATGGTAGATTATCGAAGAATGATTTTCTAAGTCTCTTGCCATGCTCTCTGCCTTTGTTAGCCACTGATCCAAGCTTCGCATCTCCAGCTCCGTATAAGAGTGCATAGATGAAAGTTTTAGCCTGATTTCTTGATTCAAGTCCAGCAAGTTTTTGATTAGCGGTGTGTATGTCTCCGTTGAGAATTTCATTTGTATATCCCTCGTCATTCATATAGTGTGCAAGCATTCGTAGTTCTAAGCCTGAAGCATCAATGCCCACCAGTTTATGTTTAGGTGGCACAGTCCAACAGCTACGACACTCCTTACCGTAAGGACTATTAGAGCTAGGTATCTGTGCCATGTTAGGATGTGAGTGAGTCATACGTCCTGTTACTGCACCATTAGGATTGACATACCCATGTACTCTACCTTCGTCAGACATTTCTTTCATCCAACTATTTACCTGAGCTAACCGCTTCTGAACCATAAGGTACTCAGCAATCAGTTGTGCTTCTGGTATGTTCTTGATCTTAGATAGTGTACCCTCATCTACAATTGGCTGACCTGTTGGTGTGTGCTTCTTAGGCTTCCAACCAAACTGTATTAGATACTCACCTATCTGTTTACGAGAGCCAAGGTTAAACTCTACACGAGTCTCACGTTTGATAGGACTGTTAGGCTTTAGTGTTAGTGCGTTGAACTCTTCTTCAGTAAGTCTAATACCTTTACCGTCCTGATCCTTTGCCAGTTTTGACAGCGCACCAGACTTAGTGAATTGAGCTTTCAAGATTTGAACTGTTACTTTAGGTTTAAATACTTCTTGTACTTGATAGATAATGTCAGCGAGCTTCTCTTCAAACTGTGCAATTAAAGTTGTTGCAAGTCGTTGGTCTATGACAAAACCATTTTCACGTTGCTCGTTTATAATCTTAGCGACACCATGCTCTAGTCGGACTGACTGAGCAGTGAATCCCTTTGACTCAAACTTGAGAGCGTTATAGACTTTAACATTAAGCTCAACATCATTGACGCAATACTCCAACATCTCTGGTGTATATACATCCCAAGCACCTTCGCTCTGGCCGTAGTCACCCTTGTTAAACTTTAAGCGATAGCCCCATGACTCTAAGCCATGACCACCTTCACGAGTTGGTTTAAACAAACGTGATAGTACCAAAGTGTCGACGGTCTTGATGTGACTTAGATCTATACCAGTTACTTTCTTAATGGCAGGGATGTCATAGCCTATGATGTTATGACCGATAAGTTTCTCGGCGTTGTATAGAAATGAGATACCCTCAGCGATCTGAGTGTTGTCAAACTTGTGAACTTCTTTAGTATCTACATCTATTGCTACGATGCAGTGTAATACTGTCGGGTCAAGACCATCTGCTTCTATATCGAATACTAAGTTCATAGTTCATCCTCCGCTGTGAATTCACTGGGGTCGTAATCATCTACCTCGTTAAGTCTACCAGATTGTGAGTCGTATTGCAAGCTAGTAGCTAGACCAACATTACCTGTGTACCTAGACTTGAGTACACGAACTCTAGTAGTTGACGCTTCAATCTCGTCATCGGATTGTTGATTACGTTCCAAACCAATTACACAATCACTTAGCTGTGCAATAGATTGTGAACCTCTAAGGTGTGACAAACCAGTTTCGATACCGTTCTCGTGTCCTCTGTTACCATCAATACGTCTGAGGTGAGACACAAGAATCATACATACACCTGTCTCTTCTACGAGAGATCGTAGTCGGTGCATGATACTGTCAATAGCTTTGCGCTCGTCACCTTCTAAGGCTTGAAGCACAAGCATATGCAGATGATCTACAACTACCCACTTACAATCTAAACCAACGATCAAGTAGCGTAGTTTACTGAAGATGTCATCTAAGTGATTGACACCAAGGTGGGCATGAATCCATACACGACCTTCGTTCTCTCCCATAAATACTTTACGGTAGTAACGCTCTAACTGCTCATCACCTATCTCATTCTTAACACTATCTAAGTGTAGCTTGGCGTTAGCTTCAACAGCCATGATACCCTCAGCAGTACGCATCCAGTTCTCTTCAAGAGCTACGATACCTACGTTGTCGTCAGTGTGATTGATAAGCCAATGCTCTAGCTCTCGTGTCACAGAGGACTTACCGAGTCCAGTACCACCTGTCAAAGTAATAAGCTCACCTGCTCTCATACCTTCTAGCTTCTCGTTAAGACCACGCCAAGGATAAGGGATAGATGGTAATGTTTCTGAACGTAAACGCTTATACTCATCAAGCTGATTGGATAGGTTCATAATACCTGAGGGTGTATAGACCTTAGCATCCCAAAAGCAATTGACGAATGTCGAATGCTTACGAGCTTTGAGCATATCGTTAGGGTCTTTGTAGTCTTCAGGCAGTGTCATCAACTTAGCTTTGTTAGGTGTGAGGAGCTTGGCAACTGCTCTTGCTCCTTCCTTACCTGCCTTGTCGTTGTCAAAGCATATGACTACAGTGTCAAAAGATTCTAAGAACTCTAAGCTATTCTTAACATCTCTAGCACCGCCTGCCGCACCAGATCTTATTGATACGACAGGCCACTTGCTACCTAGTAATTCATAAGCAGCCATTGCATCACACTCGCCCTCAACGAGTGTAATAAATTTGCCGCCTGTTTTAAATAGCTGTTCTCCGAAGAGTCCAACTTCCTTGGGTGTTGAAGTCCACATAAACTCTTTGTTAGCTTTGCGGATCTTTGATGTAACCTCTTCACCTTTAATGAAGTATGGGTAAGCGTGGTCAACAATCTTACCGCCTTGCATTTTACTCTTTACGCCATACTTCTTGGCTGTGTCTAAGCTAATACCTCTGTCTGTTAGTGCATTAAAGTTTCGGGATGGTGCGAAACCATCGTGGCTATTGTTGTTCGGCGTGAAGTCGATAATGTTATCCTCTTTACAGTGGTGTACGTCCGATGTACTATAGTCCTTAAAAAATGTACTACAACTAAAACAGTATGCAGATCCATCATCGTTTATAGAGACTGGATCGCTCCCGCCACAATCGTGACAGGGTTGGTTATGCTTAACGAATCCCATGATATTTTCCTTGTGGGTTTAGGTTTCATCTTCTTCCGTATCTGTAACAATCGCATCATCCGTTAATGCGTCTTTAACTTTCTCGGTTAGTTGGATAGAAGAAGCTGTAAGAATATCAAGTTCCATAGTGGCTTCTTGAATCTTAGCTTGCACCCTACTTAATAGGACACAAGCTACTTGACCTTCTTGATCTAACTTATCAATGTCGTAGGTGACACCATCCATATTTAAAACATTCATTAAAATTCTCCTTCCATATCTGCGTCATCGAATGAATCAAACTCAGCACCATCTGGTGTGCCGACCTCGATTAAGTTTAGTACCTGCATAGCTTGGAAGTCCAAGCCCTTAAACAACTTACCTTTCCAGTTAGACTCCCATTCTTTGTACTGGACTTTAACACTTGAGCCATTACCAATCGCACAATCTAACGGCTGTTTGTTTTTATCAACGAGCTTTGGAGCAGGGCGAACCATACCGTTAGGGCCATTGACCTTACGCTTAATAACAATAGCAGGGCCTTCGTCCATCTGCTTAATGGTGAAACCATCAGCTTGAAACTTCTCTGCTGTTGCATTATCTACAACTAGATTAACAGAATACACAGGCTCGAATGTAGTATTCGGAGTTGTTACACTTGCCCAGTATGCAGTACCTTCTAAAATTGCCATGTTACTTTCCTCTTGTTTGAGTTGATGTTAAATTGGATGTGGAGTATATCATACTTCGGGTGTGATGTCAAGACTAACTTCCACACTTTCTTCGATTACTGGCGCAGTTTCCTCCACGACAACTGGCTCTGGTGCAACCTCTTCCACTGCGATAGATTCTACCACAACAAGTTCTGGTGCAGGTGTTTCTACTTCAACTACAACAGGTTCTGGTGTGTTTAATACTACCAAGTTACCTGCCTTTGTAGTTACTTGTATTACTTCTTCGATTGGTTTGTATGCAGGCTCTACAACAGTAGCCACTTCTTCTACTTCGTCAGTACCACAAGCTGCTAACGCCAATACAGGTAATAAAATTAAATACTTCATAAGTTTTCTCCAGTTAAGTTATCGGTTTCCGATTGAATCGGGATCAAAGTTATCTTCTTCTTTAACAAATATGCCATCGACCATTACACCTTTACGATCTTTGATGTCATTGAAAGCATGGTCAACGCAGTCTTTAATTGATATGTCATTACGCTCTGCTATATTAACCAACACTACAATGATGTCTCCGATGTCGTCAATGGGACACGCACCTTTACATATACTATCTGATAGTTCTCCTACCTCCTGTATTAATTTTAACACTTGTTGTTTATCATCTGAACCTGCAATTAAGTTACGTTCAAAATGCCAATTAACAATGTTACCTATTGAATGTTCTAAACCTGTTTCAATCATTACCAAACTCCCCATTGATGTAGTATGTTAGCTGAGATAAAGAAGCAGGTCGTCACGTTTATTATAGCTATCAAAGTTCTTATTAGTGCAACGGTGTCTGCTTCTTTATCATTAGTTCCTGCTCTTTCGCCAAGGCTTAAAGCCCATAGCCTCCAAGCATTTTTAAGTTTCATTTATTAAGTTCCTCAAACTTATCGTCAGTTATATTGAACAATGCTTCTTTACCAGTAGCTAGGTTGTACATTAAAAGATATTCGTTACCGTCATCTTCAAACGGTTTAGCCATACCTCCATTGGCAGGTCGCCAGTTACTTCTACCATAATCTAAAGGGGACACCTCATCTACTGGTGGCTCATCTACCTTGGTCGCTGACTTAGAGCAGAAGATTCTATCATAGTTATCACCGTATGTCAAGGATGTTTTACGCTGTGTACTACCTTTACCGCCATGAGTCTGACCCTTCATGTTACTTCTCCTTATCTAAAGATTCAATACTATCATATACTTTGTTATACAGTGAACGAATAACATCACAGCCAAAGTAACCCAGTCCTGCACCCACTACAAAAATAATAAACTCATACATCTTTTCTCTCCTCTATTAGTTCTTCGTATATTTTAACACATTTAATAGCATGTTGAAGATAAACATCATCATCAGCAGCAGCCCAAGCAGCCCAAGCAGCGCCAGCAGCATAAGCATTAGCATCATAAGCAGAATGATAACCTTCAGCAGAACGGCTATTAGCTTTAAGTTCTTCTTTAGTCACACTGTCTGGATCGTCCAGCCACTTCTTTACCAATTCGATATGCTTATCCATTGCCTTTATCCTCTGTTAATTCGTCATACCTCTTAACGCAGTTGGCAGTATATTCAGTATAAGCAGCAGCATTAGCGGCATCAGCAGCGGCATAAGCAGAGGCATCATCAGCGGCATCGGCAGCAGCACAAGCAGCGGCATAAGCCCAAGCAGCAGCAGGAGCAGCAGTAGCATAAGCAGCATCGGCGTTAGCTCTCAGCTCCGCTGTTGTCACACTGCTTGGATCTTCTAACCATTTTTTGACAAGCCCGATATGTTTATTCATTGCCTTTATCCTCTAGTAGTTCTTCGTATCTCTTAACGTGCTTGGCAGCAGAGTTGACAGCAGCATTAGCAGCATCAGCATAATAAGCAACAGCAGCATAAGCATTAGCATCATAAGCAGCAGCAGCATTAGCAGAATCAGCAGAAGCAAAATAAGCAACAGCAGCAAAAGCAGCATCATCATCAGTCCAAGCAGCCCAAGCAGTATCGGCGTTAGCTTTCAATTCTTCTGTTGTCACACTGTCTGGATCGTCTAACCATCTTTTGACAAGCTCGATATGTTTATTCATTGCCTCTCTCCTCTAGTAGTTCTTCGTATTTCTTAACGTATCCAGCGGCAATATCACTGCCATTCCAATTAGAAGCAACATAAGCATAGTAAGCAGCATTATAAGCATTATAATAAGCGGCACCATTAGCAGCATTGTCGGCAAAGGCTTTGGCTTGTGCATCTAAAGCAGAATCTCTATTAGCTTTAAGCTCTTCTTTATTCACGCTGCTTGGATCGTCTAACCATTTCTTTACAAGCTCGATATGTTTATTCATAGTCGCATCTGGCAGTGCCAGCAACAGTTCCTCCCAAGAGTATTCCCTACCACCTATTACAAAAAATGGACACCCTACCGAGCTAACCCATATTTGGGTTATGGCCCATCCACATACTGTATCACCAAGTTCTATGTATTCGTTAGAATATTTTGTACCTTGGAATCTAGTAATTTTTTTACTCATCTCAAACCCCTTTCACCAGTTAGTTCTTCGTATTTCTTAACGTATTCAGCGGCTGTCTCTCTACCAGCCAAAGTAGCGGCATCAGCAACATAACCCAAATAAGCAACCTCAGTAGCGTTAGCTTTCAGCTCCTCTGCTGTCACACTTTCTGGGTCGTCTAGCCATTTCTTT